TCGGCGGCTGCGACTAGTGCGGCAAAGCGTTCAAACTGTTCGGGGTAAGCCTGCAACGGGTTCATTGGATGACCACCGATAGAAATACCAGCTTCACGTATCATCTGTAGCAATTCACGCCGACGCTCATACCAAATCTCTTCATCGCGGGTCATGCATCACCCCTTGCGCGGATTGCTGCGGCAGCGTCTTGCCCAACAGTGCGAGTCCAATCGTAAGGCGTTGCTGCTTTCAGCACGTTCAGACTCTCACACAATTTCGCGCATTCCTCGCGCTCTGCGGCTGCGACCAACTCAGCAAAGCGTTCCAGTTTTGTCGCTGCGTCTTGATGGCGGTGAGACACCATAAGGATTCCAACCTCCCGCGCCATACGGATCACATCATCGCGGGTCATGGCATTGCCCTCCCAATCTCAGCAGCAGCACGGACAATGGCACGACGGGTAGCGGTGTAGGGGTCTGTGCCAACTGGCTCAATGACTTCATAGCATTGGGAGTTGTCTGGGGTATGCTCAACTGTGATTGCATCATCAAAAAAATCAACGCTTAGTTTCAACCTCACCGCCAACCGCAGCGCGTCGCCGTCATCGTCGCGGGGGTTCCATGGTGGATTTAAGTTTGGCTGTTCAATGCGGCGTGATCTTGGGTATGGTGGATTGTCACCTTCCCATGTCAGCGTCATCCCCGCCGCCTTCGCAGCAAGTTTCAACAATTCGCGGTCGGTCATTTCAAAGCCTCTGTAACGTATTGTTACCTAAAAAACAATTACAGCACCAATCAACAGTTGGATGCCTACTCCCGCGCTCAGCACTGAATAATACAGTAACGGAAGAAACTTTAGTTTTGCTTTTTTTGCAAGATCCATATACATGGAAATAAAAAAACCAAAAGTAAAAACAAGTTCTGTAAAAATTGTCAGCAGCCTAATCACTGAATTTTATTCCTCATGAGTTTAATCTAGCACAGTGTGTGCTAGGTGACAACTTTTTCGGATATTATTCCAAACTGAATTCGTAGTCGGGGTCAATAGCAAGGATCCCCTCAACCACTGGTACAGGAAGCTCAGTAATTCGAGCGATAGAGTAGATGCTAACACCTTCCCCCAAGAGGTCCATGACTTCAATTTCAATGTTGCTCATATACTTTTACTCCTTAGTGAAGATCAATCATAAAGTTTTCCATTTTGCTACCGTCAACCAAGGTGTACACTACAGTGTAGTCACCACGTTCACCTGCCATGAGCATATCAAATTGCTCGGTCTTGCTAGCAATCTCAGGGCGCATGTTACCGTACTCGTCATTCTTGACGGTGCGACGGGCGACCCAGCGACCCTGCTCATAGAACAGTTCGAACGGGGTCTCATAGTCTTCACAGACCTTGTCGCCATCATCGCAGATGGACCAATCAAGGATATACTCCTTGAAGTAGTCATTGTAGTCCTCAATCAGGGCCTTGAGCGTGGGGATGCCACGATCCTTGACCTTGAGAACCTGCTCGACAGACAGATTGGGGACAACATAAGTATTGCCGCCCTTGAACTTCCAATACTGCGGACAAGCACCCTTACCGTCCCAAGAATGGGCGCCGTAGTTTTCGCAATGCTGAGTCTGGATGACGATCTTCATATCAAGCTCCGTTTCTCAAGTCGATGATGATATTCTACAGAACCCGTACCCGAAATGCAAGAACTAAAATCGTATAAGAATCAATGAGTTACGAATGCGTTGTCTCGTTCTAGCAATTCAGTAGCCTGGTTCAGGAAATCATTGAGCAATTCTTGGTCAAATCCATAGAATTCGACAATTGCTTCTAGTATTGAGAAGTCGCGTTTAGTCAAATCTTCGTGATTCATAGATTGCACGTATTCCAGGAGTGCGTCAAGCATCCTGCAATACATGTCCTCTTCCGAAAGCTCAATCATGTTTTGAATGTTTTCCATACACGAATGATGCACGATAGTTTGGGCGATGTCAACCTATATTTTGGATCAGACCCAACAGTCGCAATTGCAAGCAATCACTTGCTGAATTGCCATATTGATATTTGGTGTTGATGGAAGTGTTGTACTTCGTAGATATGCAGGATCCAAATTAGGTGGAAGATTATTTGGATCATACTCTGCTGCAGGTTTGATGATGACAATGTTATCTATAGGTGAACTATTGACAATCACGGGACCTGATGGAACAATTGTGCTGACAACTGGGGTCGTTGCGTTATTGAGAATCGGAGTGATATCACCGTCTGCAACTCCTGCAATATATTGGAACGGTGGAGTGTAGACACCTAATGGAGTAGGTGCAACTTCTTGTCCATTCTCATCGATTGTTTCAGGCCATGCGGGTAGTGTGTAAGTACCGTTTGCATTTGTGATACCTGCTCTTGCACCAGGTACTGTTCCATTAGCTAACAAGGCTCTTTCTACGGTATTAGGTAAATAGTCAGGAATGTTGTTGTCCAACTCGATTCCTATCTTCTGCAATCTAATTTGGTTTCTTTCTTGTCTCATCTGCCCAACAATACTTTGCCCGCCCAAATCAGATAGATCTGCAACAGCTTCTAGTGTTTGTGCAGCCATATGCGGTCTAGTATCTTGCGACATTTGTGGAATGCTGTCAACGAATGTAGTTGCAGCACTCAAGTAAGATGACAAAAACAAATCCTTAGGAACCGGTACTGGAGGAATATACGAGTATCGTGTTCGTTGTTCAATCTTTAACTGAGTGCCTAATATATCCCAGTATGTGTTGAGATATCTTGCTTGCGTTGGCATACTAGTAAGTATAGCTGCAATCTCTGCATTCGCTTGATCGATATATGCCTGTACAGGGGTATTTAAATCTCCAGGTGGCGTATATGAATTGATCGTAGTGTACAAATTACTGTAGATGGTTGCGAGATTAGTTGTTTGACATTCTTTTATTCGTTGAACGATCTTCTTCCAAGGATATGGAAGACCGGACATAGAACCAAAGAAATCAGACATTGTTAATGTGCCATAAGGACCAGTACCCAATGCCTGCTGTTCAATAGCGTAGTCAACTGCATCTTGATCAGTTGGTTTGTTAGTGCCAGCAATCAATCCTAATCCTTCGGTGTTTTCTATACCTTTAGCAACTTTGGCAAACTTTTCAGTATCAACGACTTGAATATTTCTAATCTGCCTCATTGTATATGAAAATGCGCCAGCAGCAATAGACTGATCATATGGAATGATGCCATCTAGATATGATCCAAATCCTGTAGGCAACTGCACGAAGTTAGCAGGGCTTACTGTCTTTTCAAAGATCGGCGGGCGACCTTTAGGGATAATTGTTCCCACATATGACTTTATTGCAGGAGCATCTAATGCTAAGTTTACACCACCATCTTGATATATCAAGTAGTATGTTTTACTATTTGTAGGTCCAGGAGTAGCGTTGTAAATAGGAACCGTTAATGAAGCATAGCTAATGGGGAATAGCTTTCGTAGATTTAGTAAGTCTGCAAGTGAATTAAACCCTGATGTCTTGCACTGAAGAGGTGCTAGAATGTGTGCTAGATTCTCACCTTGAATGATCAAGAATGCACCGTAGATTTGCTGCTCTTTCTGCTTTGAAAGATTAGGAGTGACCCCGCCAGTAATATTAGCTATCTCTGATGATGTCAATCCTGCCGCAAGTAATGCTAAGCTCAAGTCAGAAGTGATTGCAAGATTTTTTGATAGAGTTCTAAGTAGATTTGACGGTAGTCCAAAAGTCTCGATTTGCTTTAGATCGATAGCCTTACCTAAATTCTCTAAGTCTGTACCAAAGTCAACAGTTGATAAGCTAACTCCGGCAATGTCAGCACTGATTAGATCATTCATATTACTATATGCACCGGTCAAGAAATTATCGGCGTTATTTACAGCATTGATTGATTGATTAGCGGCATTAACAGTAGAGAATGCAGTGATGAAAGAATTGCAAAATTCTTTGTATGCTGGTGTGGTAGCTGAAACATCGGTTGCATTCCAGTTAAACTCATTCCAAGCTTGTAATGCATGGCAACGAATCCAGCCCCATTGAGTAATCGAATGGTTAGGATTTGTTGTATTGTAGGGATACCATGTTGCTTCTTGACCTTGACCAGTGTCGCTAGTAGTGCCATAGCCTGAAGTTGCTGGACCGGGTAATGCGCCGGCGATCCCTTGCTGCACTCCATATGCGACAGCAGAAGTAGTCCAAATACCTGCAGGATCAGTAACATCATATGTTGCTGGTTTAGAATTACCCAATGCAGGAATAGTATTGCTTCCTATCGAGATGAGATTATTATAAGTAGTGGAAGATAGATATCCGCTATTATAAGCAGCATAACCCAAGTGTATCGCTTGCGTAAGAAAATTCAGTACAGTATCTGTTACTGCTGATCCAGGGGTGTATGAAGCATTAGTCTTACTAGATCCCATAATAGCTGCTGCTACTGGATTAATTCTAAAGCCTCGGTTCGCCATCAATGAACCGAGAACATTTACACCTAGTGGACTTTGCTTACCTGAATTTGCCATATGATTTTACGGTACAAACACATCCGGACTACCATCTACGATCTTATGACCGCAGTTGTTACCGGAGCCTTCTCTTAGCACGGCAACATTCTCAGCGAATACAGTAGGACTACCTTCCGTAGTCTTTGCAGCCTTATGTGTACCAGAGTTCGGAGAGTGCGGGGTAATGTCACTAACATGCAGTCCTACTGCAATTCCATTAGCAAATACCGTGCCAGCGCCGCGAACAATTTGTCCACCAGTCGTATTCTTATCACCCTTTCTCGACAATTTAGGCATAGTTACCCTATTAATACTTTCTTATCAGGCACTACTATTCCAGTAGTAGCTTGAATGTACTTTGTCTTGACGCTCTCATCCGTCAATGCATATACAGTTACGGTAGTAGTATTTAGTCTTGTCTCGGCCTCTGGATTTGCAGTGAACAAACTCTGCATTAGTCCAATTCCGTTAGGACCCGGAGCAACAGATACCGGACTGCTGATTACTAATTCAGTGCCTTGCATGTCTAGTACCTTAGCAATAAGCTCCTCTCCACTTACCAATTTAAACGTCCAAACTTCGTCAATCGCAATATTCATT